ATAAACTATTAATAATAATCTATTTATAGCTAAAAAATCAAATAAATAAACTATTAATAATAATCTATTTATAGCTAAAAAATCAAATAAATAAACTATTAATAATAATCTATTTATAGCTAAAAAATCAAATAAATAAACTATTAATAATAATCTATTTATAGCTAAAAAAATCAAATAAATAAACTATTAATAATAATCTATTTATAGCTAAAAAAATCAAATAAATAAACTATTAATAATAATCTATTTATAGCTAAAAAAAATCAAATAAATAAACTATTAATAATAATCTATTTATAGCTAAAAAAATCAAATAAATAAACTATTAATAATAATCTATTTATAGCTAAAAAAAAATCAAATAAATAAACTATCAATAATAACGTATTTAATTGGTATTAATACCATATTTAATTGGTATTAATAATGTATTTAATTGGTATTATAAAATATGATTTTATTTTAATAAAATTGTTGATTAAAATAAACGTATATATTATAATACGAAATTTATGGGTATGAGAAATGTGGTGGGTATAGGTTGTAGGGGGTGGTGGTGTAGTGGTGGGACCCCACCTTTCCCTCGTCTGCGAAAATTTTTTTGAAGTTTCACTCTGCTTACACGTATACAAATACAAAATCAAAATCTCGCTCTATTCATATACATAAAAAATAAAAATTAAAGTTTCACTCTGCTTGTATTTATAAAATAAAAAATTAAAGTTTCACTCTGCTTACATTTATAAAAGTAAAAATTGAAATTGGGGTTTCACTCTGCTTACATTTATAAAAATAAAAAACTTATAAAAATAAAAAATTGAAGTTTCACTTTGTTTATATACATAAAAAAATAAAAATTAGAGTTTCGCTCTATTTACATTCATATGATAAAAAAATTAAAATGGCACTTTGTTCATACACATAAAAAATAAAAAACTGAACTTTCACTCTGTATATACATATACAATAAAAAGTCAAAATCTCGCTCTGCTTACATACATACGAGATAAAAATGCATAAAAATAAAAAAATTGAAATTTCACTCTGCTTATATACATAGAAAATAGAGATACATAGAAAATAAAAAATTGAAGTTTCACTCTGCTTCATACTCACAAAAACAAAGAAAATTAGTGTTTCACTGTACTTCAGAAAACGTTACGAATTATTAGTAATGTAGCTTATTGCACAAGTAGTATAAAAACTCACGCCCCGCACAAAAAATAGCCATTTTGAAGATTCACGTTATTTCATATTCGCAGAAAATGCGAAAAAATATTTTTAATGTTTTCACTCTGCTTTACAACACAGTATGGCAGGGGTTATAATACTACGTATACACGTACATGTACAGAGAAGTATATGAGATAGGGTAGTTTTCACCACACACTCGCTCATACACACATTGCAGTATCAAACGCGTAACAGTATTACAGTTATAAGAGAAAGCTAATAGAGATAGTACAAAAATACACACTCAATAGTATCAAAGACATCACAAGCACGTTAATTCAAGTTCAAATACATGGGGTAGTGTTTTCTTTCACACTCTTTTTATTCACTACTTTTCCAATGCATATCATAGCAGTTCTATTATCTACATGATTATAACAGTTACAATCAAGACGAGAACATTTATGTATCACAGTAGGGGTAACAAAGCCGCCACACTCATACATTACTTTTCATCTACAACGTTTTACTAGAATTATAGTATGTACATAATCTAGCAGGAAACGTAGCGGCTAATACATTAGTTACAATATTACGTCAAAAAAGTATTGTATAATTCTTTGTATTAAAAAAGAAACCCTCCTGCTTATAAAGTGGTATAAAAGGAGGTATACGATGATTTGGAGGCTATTGTTAGCAGGAGGGTGCTCACTCAGCATATCCTTACATAGATAATATTATATCAAAAACGTGTAAGTGTGTAAAATTTTTTTCCAGTCTTGAATCCATATAATCATTTATAACGATGTATTCTGCAAACATTGTCTAACATAATAAAATAACAACGTGTCATAGTACACAATGATTTCTTGATTCTCATATGCTCCAAACGCAATTGTATCGTTATGATGTAATACTAGCACATCAACATGCTTACCTTTAACTCCTGTATCAATGGCGATATAACGTTTACCGTTATAGATAATAAGAGAACCTAAAGGAATGACATTGTTGTCAACAGCACACCCTTCTAGATTGTGCGCTTTTAACGTATGATACCAAGCAGTTAACAGAAAGTGTGTAGCACTTTTGTTCTCCCATCTCTTAGTATTACATTCTGCACAAGGGCAATATGCTGTAACTCTTACATGAAGCGTCTGTTGTAACGGAGCATGTGCAAATGATGTACAAAAGAATATACTTAGTGTAGTAATTAAACTAGCAGTAATACATTTCAACAAATCTCTCATACACACCTTTAGATATTAGGAGTATTAAAACGCATCTCTTACAACTTTTTTCTTTCTGTTTAACCTCGGCTCAGGAAACCAACCTTCTTCATTCGTCACAGTCGTCTCTTTGATGTATACAGGTAGATTTCTTTTTATTAACTCTTTTATCTTAGTATATATAGCTTCTTGTAGTTGATTCATTATATTCTCAAAAACACTATAATTAGGTTCTTCTTTCTCTTTACATACTGCAATAGTGTGTGAAGGAGATGTTTTTGCAACATATAACTTAAAAATCTGTGTTGCTGCATCAGCGTAAAAGTTGTTAGTTTTTGCTACAACTTCATCTTGTATCTTTCGTCTTACTTCAAAAGGTTGTTGCTGATATTCTTCTAGTATTCTTGTAACAATACTACGCTTTACGTTCGCAAACATAGTTGCAATACGATAGTTGCTTAATACGTTAGATCTAAACATGTTGAAAAATCGCATAATGTAATCAGCATCACTCATACTCAAATAGTTCTCCTTGATAGTTATCAATATGTTTAACAACATACGGTACAATTTTCTTTTGTGCAACTTCTTTTGCTGCTTCTCTGAGAGAAGGTATTGTATACATACTACCGGTTTCAAGCTGATTCAATAATGTAGTAACTCCAACTATTCTGGAATACGTATAAAATAAATCTTCTACAAGATGTGGATATGATTGCGCAATACTAATTATATTGTCCTTATCTGGCTTAAACCTAACTTTGTTAACAACTAACTTGTATACAATTTCTGGTAGATCGCTGATAGCATCTTTATGAATATCATAAGACAAAAAATTTTCTGCAAATAGTAGTATGTAATCAGATACGTTCATTTATATACCTTACACTAAAAATTTTCCCAAGGGAAGACAAGCCATTTGTCATGATTAACCTCTTTACCATAGAAATCAACATGTACGGGACAATTATATCTCCTATATAGCGTTACAATAGGATATGCTGGATACATCTCTTTTAATAAAGAAATGGTTCTACCTGAATCAGCAATGTCGTCAATAATTAATATGGACGTATATGAAGTACTATCAAGTGTAGGTAGATAAGGTAATCCTGTAATATGGCTTAGCATAACACCAGGTACACACCCTCCACGTGGTACACCATATATTGCTTCAATATTCTGCGTTAATACCCATTCTCGTATCTTTCGTATTAAATAAGCAATTTCAAAGAAAGAAATCGGTTCTGTGTTCATCTCTAATCCTCATGCAATCATATATAAATATAGAAATAACAAGCGCTTAAATAAGTATTATATCACAAACTAGCTCTATCTCAACTATTAACATTTATAATTATAATTCTATATTTATGTATAATATAGGAGATAACAATGCATGTATCTAGCGGACAAGAAATATGTATAGCTGCTCTGAGCGCAGAAATTATTGACTATTTTCTTGATTGTTATCTAACTAACATAATAAGAAGTTATATAGGTAATACACTTAAAAACCACCTGGAATTACAAGATTTGATATAAGTTACTGAATACTATAACTTATATATAGGAGATAGTAATGAATCTACCAACTAAGCAAGACATATTAGAGCAAATAACAAGGGACTACCTTGAAGAATATGGGTATGAATATGAACTAACTAATGCACCAGAGTTAATACCTGCAGGGTTGCTTGAGACAATAGATCAGCATGCAGATTCTGATTTAGTAGAATATGTGATTGATATATTAAACGAAAACTTTGAGTTTGACGACCAAGGAAGGGAGATTGTAAACTATCTTAAAAGTTTAGATATTACACAACCTTCAAATCTTGTTACTATTATACTAAATGTACCTGCTGCTGTAAATGAAGAAGTTATACACTACTTTCTTGAGTGCAACCCAGATCAATCATTGAAAGACATGTTAGCTAATAGTGAAGCACTTAAAGATCATAAAGATTTACGTGTTTTACTTAAACTTGCTTGTGATACTACTACAAATATTATATCACCTGAAGTTATTAAGACTGTTGTAGGTGAGCTACTTAGCAACATTATTGATGTAGATAGCTATATTCAACTTCTAGATACATTACCTTCAACAATTGCACCTTTTGAGCTACTAACACAAAAACTACATACACAGTATCAAAATGATTCTTGGAAGGTTGAGATAACAGATAATTCTGCTATCTTTATATGTGATCTTATTATTCCAAATGTAGAAGATCTAAACATAACATTAGAACAGTTTAAGCATACATTCCCAGAAAATACTTCTGTATATATACCAAGTAGAAATCAAACACCTGTAGATAAAACTAATACAGCTATCATGTATACAGCTGATCTTGACAGTGCAATACAAGTAATGGAAACATCTGAATTATTTTCAGAATTACTAAAGTTGTGTGAAAACGAAAGTATACTATTATTACCAGTAGATTTACGCAATATTTACATCATGTTTGAGCATCCTGAAATCATTTTTAAAGCATTTGTATTTACTAATGATATACTTAGCATATTACAAGAAATTGATATAGCAGTAAAAAATCTAATTGAGGTACAAGTACGATGAAAGTATACATATATACAGTTAACTTCCCCTCATGTTTTAAGTATCTAGGAATAACGTTATTTCCATTTATTTTTATTAATAAGAGAAAATTTAATCAAATAGATCCGAAACATAGAGATATTATATTAAATCATGAATACATTCATATAGAACAACAGAAGGAATGCTTAATTCTTTTCTTCTATGTATGGTATGTTATAGAGTTCTTAATTAAATGTATTATATATAAAAGCTGGGATGTAGCATACATTGCTACATCATTTGAGAAAGAAGCATACCTACACCAACATAACTTTGGTTATACTAAAATGAGAAAACGCTTTGGTTGGTTTAGGTATCTATAAACCTAGTATAATTCTTCTATCAATCAACCACATACACTTTTCTTTATCAAGCTTATAAAGTTCTTGATAGATTTTAGTGTGTAGCTTGAGAAATTCTGCATAACTACACTCACCTGTATCACTAGGTTTAATAACAAGCGCACCTTGTTGATTTATATGATAACGAATTCCTTTGAAACATGTACCAAGATATATGATAGATTGGGATTTTTCATCATAAGAGATTTGTGCGGCAAGGTTATAGTTGATTGGTCGTGTTATTATAATCCACAAATATAAGTTTGCTAAATCTCCTTTACCGTTGGGAAATAACGCTGTATCATATCCCCAGTTTTCATAATCCTGATAATAATGTTTATACATAAAAACATATATTGTAAATATCAACTCTGCTAATATAGAGTTTCTAACTGAAAATAATTTACATATTAGATATAATGTTAACTTGGACTTACTATAAAAAGCTAATAACATGCGATATGCATATTGTATACGCTGTATAAAAAAGTTCTTTGAAACATTTGCTACAATAAGTAAGGACAATGAAACAAGAGACATAAATAAAAATACAAAAAAGATAAAAATAATTTTTTCTTTCATCGTATACTCCAAAATACTTTTTCGTACTCTTTTAAATCTTTCTGCAAATTAGACTCAAAACGCCTCACATAAGCCCAATTCTTATATGTTGCTCTATTTGAATATATTCCTGCATTATACATTCTAACAGCTTCTACATAATTACCTTTTGCAACCTTTAAACAAGTAACAAAGTATCTTGTACCATATCGTATATTTATATCCTCATCAAATAAATTCTCTCCTGTAGAGAATACATGTATAGGCATAACTTGCATCAATCCTATAGCACCGGTACAAGAGACAGCTTTTGGATTGAAATCTGACTCTTCTTTGATTAATGAGAGTAATATTGCTACATTTATATTATATATCTTACTATACTTTCTTACTAACAAATATGTTTCATATTTACAAGAAGGATAAATTTTTTTATAGATTTGATATTCTACATCAGGATCATATATGATAGTAGGATATATTGTAGTTACGAAAAAGAAGAATAGTGTAAGATGATACACTACTATATAGCGTATTTTTGTATATGTATTCATTATAACTCACTTGATTGAGCAGAAATCTGAGAAGATGTTTTCTTGTAAGTCTATATCTAAGATGATAACTTTACGCTGTCTTTGTTGATTAATGTAACAGCTGATAGCAATAGCATATTTCTTACCCTCACATAATATAATTAACTTGCCCCCTGAAAATGTTAAACTATGTACATTATATTTTATGTTAGATATAATGATATATGTAGGATGCACTTCTATAACATTAGAACATTTGTTTGTGTAGTATGTACCTACATACGATCTAGGTATTATATATGTTCTTATATCTTTTGCTATTGCTATACTAGCTATAAGTATAAAAACCACGATTAATCTATTTACTTTCATATTGTAATTATATTATATCAAGTTAAAGCAATTAAACAAGAAAGCTGTACAAAATGTACAGCTTTTTTTGTTAACTAGTTACATAGTACTACATTTTTTTACTTTTTCACACAGTTTTAATCCTTCAGTACAATAGGATTTAAATGCTTTTGAATCAAATATGTTATAATACAATCTAGATTGTATATAGAATTCAGAACCAGGTAGATCTATATTAAACATATAGGTGTCTTGACTTGTTTCATAGACTTGTACAGTACAAGAAAAAATGCTATTATCTTTGTGTCTACCTCTAATAACTACCATATTAACTAGTGTAACTACACTACAAGACGCAAACCCATATGTACCAAGTTGATCTATATACTTCTGAGTATCCATCACTTTAAAGAACCAGATATACTATTAAATTTTTTAAGTTTAGATACTTTATAGTTTTCAAACTCAGGGACACCACTGAGACCGCCTACTTCTTCCAATCTTGAAATAGTTTCAAGTAGGAATGTTTGATTTGAAATAGGTACATCTTCTAATATGCGCTGTAAGATTGCAGTATACTCTTCATTATCAGGTGTGGTTGCTTCAATTGCATTAAGTAACTCAACACGCTGTAACTCAGGACATTCTTGTAAGCACATTATCAGTGTGTCATTTTCTGTACCGTCTAGAATATTATAATCGATCAAGAATTCGATCATACTATCAATATCCGAGCCATAACTTTTAATAGCATGTACAATCGATTCCGGATCTTGTTCATCTAGATTTTCAAGATTTTCTAATTCCAATCTTGTATCATCCATACATCTACTCCTATATCTTAAAAATTTTTTGTTACTTTAAATAAATATAGAAGTAGTTATAGTATTCTAAACTAAGTTCTTATGAATATTATATCCAAAATATAAAAATATTATTGAGAATACAATCATTGTAGTATAAATACATGTACCTAGATATGAAGTACAATCAAATAAATTAACCACACATACAATTATAATAAGAAAAAATACAGTATAATAAGAGAAAAAAGTCAAATTACGCATGTTATAACTCCTGATACTATTATGTTACAAAATATTTACATATTGACTTAGTGAACTACCTCGCCTTGTAGAAGGCAGGGCTTCCTGCTTCACAGCATAATGGCTTTTTAGGTATCCCTTTCGAGATACGGTCATCCACCAGAGCATACTCCACAGGCTTGAAGTCGGGCTGTTCCATCCCTACTTTGTATAAGTTTATAGATGCATTTACATCTCTATCATGATATGTCCTGCATTCAGGACAATTCCAATACCTATCAGACAGTTTCAATTGTTTGCGTTTATATACACACATTACAGAGTTTGGAGCTTGGATAGAATCTGTCAACTACGATAAGAGTTTTTCCATACCAATCTGCTTTATACTCTAAGTATCTAATAAATGTTCCAAATCCGCTGTCTATTTGCTCATCAACCAGCTGTGTAAGTATTTTATATGCCTTGCTCTTGCTCACAGAATCATTAGCAAATAATACTTTGATGCGGAAAAGATATTGTGCAATCTCCTGAATTTTTGTTTTTGTCTCATCACTAAAGCCAAACAGTTCTTTCAATATCTCAAGCGATACATATATATTCACCGGAAGGTTTGGTCGGGATACTTTGTCTGAATACAATACAGAAAATACTGTTTCATCAATCCGGCAAAATACATCCTCGTAAAATCCTTTTGCCCAGCTTTTCTCATATCTCTTTCTTAAATTCTCAAGCAGTATATTCTTCTCAGAGAAAAGCTCTGGTATTTCATGGACTCTGTTTTCTTTAAACAAAATGTTTTCTCCTCTCTCGTTTTATGCTTATATATTATATCGTTGTCATCTTATAAATTAATTTCTATGGTTATTGTTAATAATTTTCCTTAACCTTTTTGCAAGGAAGTTATATATTATAAAAACAAAAGTATTAAAATAACATACTAACAATCTTTTTGTATATATCCCATATAACACTTACAAACTCAGAATATGTTACAACCGGTTCTTCTATACTTTTAACAGACTTTCTAATTAACAAATACACTACATATAGTACAGATGAAATCAGAAAAGCAACCAAAGTTGCAAGAAAATAAGGAACAAAAATCATGTACTGAAATAGAATTATAAATTCCCTCATTAGAAACCTTTCTTTAGATCTAGATTTGGCATAACATTAGTATGCACAAATGTTGACTTCTTAGAAAATATAGTATCAAATGCTCCATATGGAGAATATTCGCTATCACTTGAAAAATCTGCAAAGGGGTCAAGTAGTGTTCTACTAGTTGGAAATCGTACTCCCAACCCAAGTGGCAAACTAGGAGCAATTGATTCTGAGATTACTTTATTTTGTAACCACCACACAGCTCTACATAGAGCGTCCGCAAGGTCTTTTGAACCGTCGGGCGGGTGGTCAATCTTTTGATTTCTAATCAACTCAAGTTGTTTAAGTTCTTTTAAAAGTTTACTATTCTCAGGAATAGTAATATAGCCTGTATACATCAGTGTTTTAAGGTTTTGATACATTTGTAGATTACAATTCATTTTTGTTGTGTTAATACCTGAAGCAAACAAACGCTGTATGCTTTGCACAGAAGACCATGTATCATATACAACATCTTTCACATTGTAGTATTGACTTAATGTTAATATAATTTCTTCAACATTTTCAAACAAAACTGTGATTTTCTCAGATTTATCAGGTTTCCATTCCTCGATAAAATCTATAACTATTTTAAATTCTCTATTTACTTTAAGTTCTTCAGATTTATTTAGATCTTGTTGCACATCATAGTAAGTTTTTGGTGCTTGACCAGGTATTTCATAATGACCCATACATACTGTAAAGGAGTCTTCAGACTCACCAGGGTCACAAGCAATTACATATGTGGAATACAATAGTGGTGAATCTTGTTCAATAATTTTCTTAGTAACATATCTTCGTTGCACAAGTTTATCTGTAAATACAGCTTGTTCAATTATTTGATTTTCAAATAGCACAGTAGGTTTTCTTTGAATAAAGCATTGTGCAACTCTCTCTGGATACTCAAAGAATGGATTAGAAGCAGATGGGGGTATAGCAAGATAGTCACGACGATATGCTTCATAAGCAGCTATCTTTTCTGATGCAAAATCTTCTTCGGTTAAGTTTGGATTCAATTCCATTGTTGTAGCATGGTATCCAATCATTCTTGGAACCTTTGTTGGTACTTGTGAAGCAAGTTGCATTATAACATGTTTTTGTGAACCTGCTTTGATTGTACCACATCTATAAAGTAATCGCATTCCATAATCATCTTCATACATTGGTGATGTTATAGTTACTACTTTAGAAAACGGTTTTAGTGATTTAGCTGCACGTGATACTGTATTATATACTGCTTGTGCTGATCTTGATTGTGTCTTAGCTTGTAGTTCATTCTCTGCAACATTAAAACGAGATAGCTCGTCAAAGATGCAACAAGCTGATGTTTTACCTGCAAGCGCTGAAGAGTTTGAATGAAGAGATAATATTGCAACATTTTTTTCTCTAAATTCAATTGAGGTTTTTGTTTGCAAAAATAATGAATACTTACCTGACTCCTCTAACTCTCTTTCTTGTAACCATGCAATATAGTGTTGCCACCAATATGTACTCTTTAAAAGTGCTTCTATTGCTGCATACGCTGTTTCATTACTTTGTGCTTGTGATGAAGAAATACATTGTACTGTAATTCTCTGACCTGGTAACTGACCTAAAGATTTCCCTGGATTATCATATGCTAATAGTTTATGAGCCTGAAATGTTCCAATGATAGCTGCTAGAACAGATTTTCCACCACGCATACCAGCAATAAACACACCTTCATCATATAAAGGATTTCCTTGACTATCCGTACTAAATAAATCTTCAAGAAAATTTCGTTGTAAAGGAAATAGTTTGATACCTAGAAATTTATCAGATTCAGAATACTCAATAGGATCGTTTGTAAACTTAACAGGACATTTTGATTTTACAATTGAGATTGAACTAATCTCAATTACTTTCTCTTTTGAAGGAGTATAAGAAGTATCTAGAAGTTTATCACCTAAAGGCATATTAATATATTCTCTTTTTTAGATTATTATGATTCTCTATTCCTCTGTGCTTAAAAAATATAGAATCCTCTTCTGTAATATTAAAGTAGTGATCAAGCTCATTCCCCTCAGAAAATAAAATTATTAAGTATCCTATAACACTTCTAATATCAAGATCGTAAAATTCACACTTTATTCTAAATTTCTCAAGAACATCAGGTGTTACATAGCTAGACAGTTCACCTTTGATGACTTCTAAATAACTAAACTGCTTTTTCATATAATTTCTTCTGTTTGAAATCAATAATATATGAACAGTATGGACTATTTGATAAGTATTCAGCCAACTCTGATTTTATCTTAATAATTATTTGATATACAGCCGTATATGTGATTCCTAGATCTTGAGAGATTTGGCTACATGAATCGTTACCAAGAAAGAATCTATAACAAACTTCTCTGATTGTATTTCTCCTACTACTTATATTAGCTCTCTGTACAATGAACTTTACATACTCCTGCTGCAGAATATTTCCTATTGATATATTATGAATAGATTCAGAATTCATATGCTGAAAAGGAGATTGCATAAGACTTATAGTAATCGAATCTACGACAATTTCACTTGGTCCATAATAAGATAAAAACTTCTTTATATATTCTTTTGTATACATCTTTAAAAACTTTTTTATGTAATAAGAAAATGATGAGCAAGATTGATTATATCTATACACAAGTAAAATAAATGCTTCATAAACATATTGTTTCATATCTGCATATTCATCAGGAAAGCTCATTTCAGATAAGATAGTTCTTGCTACAAGAAGGATAAATGGTTCATAAGCTTTTACTAAGAAATCAAGTGCTTTTTTGCACTCTTCTTCTGGTACTGAAGTATCCTGTACTGTCTTAACTGCTTTATGTATAAACTCTTGTAAGAGTAGAGTTTGGTATTTATTTCTAAAGTGAAAACTGCGACTTAGTTTTAAACCATCTGCATAACTAAGTTTCTCTGCGTCTTTTTGTATACTTACATAGTTATAGTTATCAAACTGATACATTTCCAACTAATCCTACCTTGATAAGTAACTTTTTACAAAGTGTATTCGTTTTGTAGTTGTCGATAGTACTTAAGGCGCATTAATCCAATACTTCTTAATACATATGAGATAGATCCGGAAGGATTTACAAGATAGACATTGTTATCAATGTAATCATACACAAGTGGAGGAGTTTTCTTACCTTCCATATAACGTCTAATCCTCCCTATTTTTTGTTTTAACTTAGGTTTATTTGACGAAGGACATGTTAGATGTATAGCAGATAGCTTTGGCAAATCTAACCCCTCAGATGCAATTTGAGATTGTGCGACAATACATTGTATTGAGTTATCTTCACGTATCTTAGACCAATCCATTTTAGCTCTTGTTTCACCTATCAATAAGATAACCTTATACCCTTTTTCGCACAACTTATTATATAAGTACTTTGAGTGACTTACCCTATCTGTTAGTACTAATGGAAAATAACCTTGCTGTATTGAATCTTCAATATTATTTAAAATTATACTATTTCTTTCTTCATTCTTAACTAAAAAACTTAGTAATTTTGTGTAATCTAGAGTAGATTCTCCTCTTCTTACAATACAAGGTGATTCTAAGTTTATGTTTGTATAAATTGGTTTAACATCAAATGAAACAATTCTATGGTTAACTGATGATTCAGTTATTTTATATATTGGTTCCCCTAGTACATCATACAGCAATATCTCTCTACCGTCCTTTCGTTGTACTGTACCTGTTACACCTATTCTGTATCTAGAGGGTAAATTATTAAGTACTTTTAGATACATTGTTGCAGGTATTCGATGACATTCATCTATAATTACAACTCCAAACTTATTTAAGAATGTACTATCTTGTTCAATCATACGATAAACACTATGAATGATTGCAACAGTAATATCCCCTATGTCTTTCTTTTCTCCATCTATCTCTCCTAATGTGAATGAACCCGAGAGTCTACTATGTATTTCTTGTAGCCATTGTTGCTTCAATCTGTGTTCATGCATTAAAATCAATGTGCTTGTTTTTAACTTGCTAATTAAATACAACATTGCTATAGTTTTACCTGCTCCTGGGGGTGCTTCAATAAGTCCACCTTCATTTTTTATAAGCATTTCAGCGATTTTTTCTTGGTGTGCTTCAGGTTGTGTGTTTACTAGTTGTATGTCGCAAGTATAACCTGATTCTCTTTCATCAAGTATACGATAAGCAATAGACCTTTCTTTTAAGAATTTTGTTACTTTTGGCAAACCTCCTCTTGGAACAACAAGCACTTTCGCGGAACCGTTTGATTCTAAGCGAAAGTGCTTGAGTTGTATAGGGGTATTGTATACTGAAAGGTTTAATCTTTGCTTCTCTTGATACTCGGGATTAGGATAAATAAATAAAGTAGAAAGATCTAACAATAACGAACTATTATTAGATGTTATATATACTTTATCCTTTACTCGTATCATTGAAATAGTCCATTTGAATAAAGATAACGTTTGATACTATTAAGTGCATCATACGCATAAACATCTGAACAACCTACTTTCTTACAAATGTCTGATATTGAATAACCTTGTGATTTATACAAGAAAATATCAACATGTTTTTTATACGAGCGGGTTGCATTTTGAAGATATTTCTGAAGTAATGTTTCTACAGAAATAGAAAGAATAATATCTTGTGTAAAGTCATGCTCACCTACTAACTCCTCAGCGAGTTCTATAGCCGAAAATACTGCTTGTTCTTTTTTAGAAAACATCACCTGAAAAAGTTTAGATGTATGAAACCGAAGTCTTGTTTTGATATGCACTTTTAGTGGTTTAGCTGGATTTGCAATATACCGTTGCATACCATCATATACACCTATACGGCAAGCCTGCTCAAAGTCACTTTCATCATACATCGGATTTAGATAACCGGACTTTCTTGCTGCATATTGGCCGTGTACTTTAATAAAATGTTTAAATTCAACCCTTCGTGCGAGAGCATTAAAAGCACTGGCTACATCTTTGTTTTGTGAAAGTTCTAACTCAGCTAACTCAGCAATCTTGTTTAACATATAACCTCCTGTACATGTTTACTATATAAACTCATCTAAATCGATTAACTCGATTTCATCAGTTTGGGTTAAGCGCTCCTGTTGCTTTTTATTTAGAAATCGTGCTTCATCCCTTTTTAGATTTTTAAGACGGGATTGTATGATTTTAGGGTAATCAAGACCAGAAGTAAATCGGGTAACTATAACACCGTCATTAACTGCTTTACTCTGGAACATACCTAAACGTGAGATAGCATTTCCGTGTTTTTGTTTTATAATGCTAAATATATTAATCGCAACATGATTATACAACGCCGTATTTAGTGGGGTATCAATACAACATAAGTACGATGTAGATTTTTTATAATCTAAACCTTGAATCAAACAAGGTTCAAAAATCCTTTCTTGTATAACGGTTGTATCTAACGATAGTGTAGAATCAGGAAGGTATATTACTCCAATGTCACATATACCTTTATGTGTGTGCAGTAATCTAAATACCTCTTGCTGGTCTATGGAACCCATTCCTGCAAGGCTTGTTTTTCCTACATCATACACATTATCTAAACTAGTTAACATGTTAACAATATGTGTATTAACGTTAGACCAGAAATGTTTATGTCCAACCGAAAGTTTGTCTAATAAATATTGATTATCTGCTAGAATAATATAGCTTGCTTGATTTTTTATATCTTTCAATGTTTTTAATGCATTAGATGTTGCAAGAATATCTAACATTTGAAGGGGCAAGGTAAGGAAAACGCCCGCTTTTGTAATATTTAGTTCCTGTGCTATTTCTAGCATGAAAGGTATTACACCACCACCTGTTCCACCTCCAGCACCGCCAAGAAATAAAACCGATTGTGATTCTTTAGCAACCGTTTTCAATAGCTTTACTAGTTGTGTACGGTTCTGCTCAGCCAGTTGTCGACCTTTTAAAGGTGAACCGCCCGTACCATTTGTATCAATCATGCAGTGCTTTTCAGAACTTATAGCATCATGGCTATCCGTATTTATATAATACACATTATAACCCCGTTCCTGAAACTCAAGAGCAAGTCTTGTACCGCACTGACCAACACCTATAATTGTACCAAATACTGATTCTTTCATAAATTAACCTCCTAAATAATATAGATCAAACACCTAGAATTTGTCAATAAAAATTTAATTTTTTTTACGTTTACTTTTAGATAAAACATACTGTTTCCACGCATAAAACTGAGGTGTAGAAACAACTTCATGAAGACTTCTAATTGATTCAAGTGATTGTTTAATTGTTGCACTATCACTTGAATCTGGGTCTTTAACTCCTTCAGGTAGTTGTGCAACATATACAGGAACAGAAGGTAATAAAGCCATAGCATCAAGCCACATCCATTTTCCACCTTCATCATTATCTGAAAATATAATAACATAAGGAAAGTTTTTTAATAAACTAATATGTAGAGGTGTTAATCTATTACCTAGCATACTTACACAATTAAAATACGTTCTTCTTACTTTAATACAATCAAAGATACCCTCAACAACAACAATAGGCTTCTCATAGCATATATCATCATAACCAAACAAATATTTATGTGAGCTACTAAATATTTTATTTTTTCCAATTGTATCTCTTAAAAAGTAACCAACTAGTATTTTCTTGAAATAAATGGGAATTAGTATGTAACCATTGTAAACACCAGGTTGTGTACAAACACGTATATCATAATAACCAATTTCCTGGTTCGTAAGTCCTCTTGTTTCAATAAGATATTTATTATTAATTGCTAGTTTGTTAGATGGTAGTGTAATAATCCGACTTGGTTTACTTTCTTTAACATATTTTCTTTTACTTTCTATTCTTTGTACCAACTGCAATTTAAGGTCGTCTGAAGTTATTGTAGGGGAATATGTTGAAAAACCCCTTAAGTATGCTAACGCACCAGCAGTATCCAATTGTAAAAAATGCTTAACAATTGATACTGCATTTCCTTTCATATGGCAACCAAAACAATAAAAAACCCCTGACTCAAGATTAATACTAAGGGAGGGTGTGCTATCATTATGGGCAGGGTTCCAGCATCTTACTAAGACATTCTTAGAGTAAGAATTTTTATATTGTATTTGTAATGAATCTAAAAGTTTTTTAATATCAATATTCATCTTCCTCAAATTGATTCACAGTTGAATTCATTTCTTTAAGTTGGTTTATAAATTCCTGGTAATCTTCTGATACTGGTGTGTATCGTGTTGTTAAAGGGTTAAAATAGAAATTTATAACTACATTTGCAAGACCCATTCGTTGTTTCATGATAATTACTTCCGCAATGTTTTTCTCTAGTGATAGATCTATATAATCTTCAACTTCACCTTCTTCATTGTAATGTAGATTGTGTGAGGGGTCAGATGATTCAGGATGATAGTAAGGGCGGTGTATGCCAAGTATCAAGTCTGCAACTTCTTCAAATGCACCTGAATTTTTTAAGTCAGACATCTTTGGTCGCTTGTAATCTTTGCGCTTTGATGCTTCTCTATTAATCTGTGCTACTAAACACAAGTTAACACCTAGCTCACGAGCAATAACCTGGCATTCATTTAATTTTTGTTCATATGTTCTTGCAAAGTTATCCGCACTGTAAAAATCCTTAATTTTACCAAATAAATCTATTACAACAACAATATATTGTTGTTGTAACCTATCTTGTAGAATCATAATCTGTTCACGAATTTTCTCAAGCGATTGTGCGGGGGTATCATTAAGAAATATATATTTGTTTTCTCGCAATCTATGCAACTCATGATCTATAATTTTTCTTTCAACATCCGAAAGCATAGAGTACTCTTTTACAATTTTTTTAACTGCTATATTACTGTTAAATGCAAGTAATTTAGTTACTATTGATGTATTATCCATTTCCAAAGCAAATTGTGCTGTTGGAATACTACGATAGCTTAGATTCCTCATCATTGATAAAGCAAAGCTACTCTTACCCATGCCAGGTAGCCCACATACAATAGTGATTTTACCATCACCTAATCCTTCAGTTAGCATTTTATCTAGTTGTAGAAATCCTGTTGTACGAAATTGTTTTTTTAGTTTATTCTCCTCATACTGTTGTACTGCTTGATCCATTGTCAAAAACTCAGATAATCCTGATAGTATGCCACTTCTTGCTACTTCAGACATACTATCTAGTTGCTCCTTTATTACACTAATATCCGCTTTTGGATCCAAACAAGCACGATATAAAGAAGAAAGGGCTAAATCTGCAATCTTTGCTTTAATACTATCAGTTTTTAATACATGTATATGATATTCAAAAACAGTATCATCTTGTAATAAAGGGTATGTATCAAGCATACTTGAGATAAATTCATAAGTAATAACACCAGGTCTTACAGGACTAGAACATGCTTTTACAATCAATGTATCAACTTCAAATGGTATTTGTTTACTTTCAAGTTCTTGTATTGCCCAGCAAATACTTTGATATTGAGGATAGCGAAAGTCTAGGAAGTTAACTTTCTTTACAAAGATAGATCTAAACCTAACGGATTTTATTGCATTTGTGATAATAAGTCCTTCATTATCTACATTGATAGGTACATTAAGTGTTAACCCGCTAAAATCAACCATTAGCATGAATCCTTTGCAAGTAAGTAGTTATCGAACCTTGAATATGTAGTGTTATATAACTTCGTAGAAGTATTACTTTTATCTCCTGAAACACAGGATCTATACTATAAATTGCGCAATTACTTGTACAAATAATATGTTTATTATTAGATAATAATTCATTGATAACACTAAAAAGATGTGCAATAATAAATTTGCTCGTTTTTTGATTAATAATACATCTAGAAAGATCAAATGCATCATCAATAATTATTATATCATTGCTTACAAGTCTTTGTATCTTTTCTTGCATTGTTTCAAAAGAAAATAAAATATTTACTAATTCTTGCATAGATAAAAAATAAACCTTGTAATTCTTAGCAACAGCAGATTTGCCAAGTATAACTGCAAGTGTTGTATGACACGCATTGGGTTCATCACCCCAGATCCAAATAACATTAGGACCATTGATAAGTATGTCAATATTGTCAAGCATTTCTTTATATTTTGATAAAGCCATCTCATTATACTTTTTAGCTTCAGGTGGCAAAGGTAGCTTTAAATAGTCTTCGTATGTAAATTCTCTAATCTTTCCTTTTGGAAAATGACTTTGATCATACACCTGTTGTAATTGTAGTTCTTTCTTTTTTTCAATAAAACAAGAACAAGGTACAATAACCTCACTCCCATCAACAATATTATTAATTACACCAGTACCATGACATTTAGGACATTTATCATCCATTTCTCACCTTAAATTCTTCTAGAAATTCAGTAAGTAGTAATATCATATAATTCTTCTCATCTGGCCTTTTCAGTAAGATATATTTTTTCTCATCTGTATATAATTTATTTAACTTTTCACAATGTAATATAACTGACTTATTAAACGGTAATATATCAACACAAGAGTATAAATCAACATTTAAAATAATGTTTTCTGGAATAACTACAAAATCAATTTTGGGTTGATGTTTACTATCAATACTTACTGATAATACTGGAGTTTTAAGGTACGTTAGTGCTTGTTTTTCAATTTTCTGTAAAACAGCATACTCTAAATCATAATAAGGTTTTTCTGTTATCTTGGCTTCAAACAGAAAATTATCTGTAGTAACATCTCCTTTAGCGTACCATACACAGCCACTACCTTTTTGGACTTTACCCCCAACAGATAAAGCAAGCATATTTTCACTCTTCTTTGACTTCTTGCGTTTCATGTATGGTTTCATTAGAAACCTCTTACTTTGAAGTACAAATCTCTTAACAAACTTGAGTTTGTTCGGTGGGCATGCATTAATTCATTAAGTCCATGAAAAGATTTGCCGTTAACTTTATAAAATGAACCTGCTTTCTCAATAACTCCTTGTGAGACTGCAAGTTGTATAATTTCCCTTACATGATCAATACTTCCTGTATGCATTGTACCACAAGGAGTTGTTGCAAAGTAGTAATCATACTCACCAAATCTCATAGGAAGGGAAAGTTTGTTTTTCTCAATCTTTAACCTTACACGCTGACCATATGTAACATCTTGTGCACTTGAAGCTTCTATACCAACATCTTTTAAGTAAGAAACTCGTTTTAACTCAATTGCAACTGAGATATGATGTTCTAGTGCTCTACCTCCACTATATGTAGGTGCAGAAGCATATGGACCTAAATTTTCCCTAACCTGCGAAACAATAAATAAAGAAGGTTTGAAAGCTTCTTCTGGATTTTCAAGATCATGCGCAGAGTAACCTGCACATATCTGTCGCATTAGTAACCCATTGATTTTTGCTTCCTTCCCCATTGTTTCCTGATCACTATCTCGTTCTTTAATAGTGCGAGGAATGGCTGCTTGTATTGAATCCCAAATAATACCATCAACTTCATTTGATTGTAAAAACATCTTTACAGTATCAATTCCTTCTTCAGTATCTTCGGGTTCTGCAACAAGTAATTCTTCATCAAGTATACCACATGATCTTAAGTAATCTAATGTACTTGTTTTCTGCTTTAAAACCTCATTTGTTTGTATATTCTTAAGAAACTTTTCAAGGTCTTTTAATTCTAACTTCTCTTCTTCACTTATATTTTTTAATGAAGATAAAAGAGTGTGCCTTTCAAGTTTTTCTTTATAATCATCAGCATCAATAACTTCTCCTGTACTTCCATTAACATATAATACTTCAGAAACTACCCCTGATTTTGCTTCTTCTAGCGCTAGTGACCTTTCATAATCTAAGATTAGAAAAATACGCTTGCGTGATTCTGAGCACTTACATAACTTGTAACCCATTACATCTATTAGAAATTGTGATTTCTTGTCATCGCTTGAAGGTGGAATAACACCGTTACAATTACGACATAATCTTTGGTTATACGCAATAAGTTGATTTAAATGTGCATTCTTCCCTGCACTCTTTTGCCCATAAAGTAAATGTATACGTTTATATACAACACCTCCACCTAATAAGTTATCTAAGTAAATTGAACCAGAAAAATAACGCTTCAAGTGCATTGCACTTGCTTTTGATAATGTTGTAATTCTTATTGCTTTCTTTTCTTTGTTAATTTTAGAAACAACATCTAATGATCTTACATCCATATTTGACCTCGTTATATACTTATAGTTTTGGAACCCAACTAAAGTTTACATCAATTGTAAATATTCTTTCATTTAGTAATGGATCAATACCGATAAGATTAAAAAAACTTGTAGGTATTTTTGTGTAACTTTTTTGTAAATACAACATTAGTATTTCAGGATCGTTAAATTGAGCATAATGCTTTTTTAAATCAGAAAGATACTGTTGTAAAGAATAACAAGATTCAGTTGTAGGACTACCATTGGCACATAAATACAATGAAAGCTCAATATAAAATACTAAGTCATTAACAATATCTTTATTGTATGTTATCCTATATGTAAGTGTTTCCATATATTCTCCTACTAGAAAAGTGACGTTCCTTCTACTATAGTATGTTTACTTGTACTTTCTGCAACTTTTCTGAAAACATACAAGTTTGCAGCAACACGTCCACTTGGATTATCTACAAATAAATCACGAGGTGTTAAAGGAAGGAGTTTGCATAAGAACCTAATATATGCATCAATTTGTTTAACAAATCCAGGACGGACTTCTTCATAATATTTGTAACCTCCTGAAGAAAATAATTTTCTTGGCGATGTATAAACTTGAAATGCACTGTATACTGGCGCTTCTGGATCCATAACAACTTGTCGCTTGTTATCTAGTGGTAGCAATAACCCACCATATACAGCAATCATAAACCACGAAATTGAGTCAACACTGAACCAAGGATAATGTCGCATAAGATATGATGATGTTACAGCAAACCCATGTGTTCGCATTGATCTAGGTATATGCTTATATGTTTCATCTAACCATAATTCCCTTTGCTTTGTTGTTGCATCGTTAGAGGGTGAAACTCCTATATATGTACCTCCATAACTAAGTATCTTGTATAGCTGAGTGATAGGTTCTCCTTGATGGAACACATGTATAACATTATTAAAACCTTCATTAAGCATGATTTCATAATTCTTTAAACCTTGATCTGCTGCTTCTATTACTTGGTCATATGTTACCTTTTCACCTCGTTTACCAGGTATTACGTCTAGGTTCACAAAATACAATTCTTCAAATAAAGAACCATACTTGGATTGAAATTCTTTTAAAAACTTTATATAATCAGATAAAACAATCACCTCACCAGAGTTCCATGCAGAAAAAGCACCACTATCTACAATTAATCGCACAGGATGTTCTTTTGCATAATTTGTAATAACCTCAAGTTGTTCTGGATAGTGGTACGAACCTAACATATCCTTATACTTAAAGTATCTTAACATGTTAATGTATCGTATGGAACCACTTAACACTAAACGCATAAATGCTCTCCGACAATGATTTATATTATATATTATATGACAAGTCTAACAAAAGTTTTAAAAAATTAATATAAGTTACTGAAAAATTTGTCGTTTATACTGCTGAATTTCTTTTTTCCTATCATATTTATACTTACCATAGGGGTCATAGATACGGATAGGATTAATATCAATTCCACCTCGTCTTGTATAAAATAATCTTACACGCAACCATACAGGATCAAGTGAACGTATCAGATCATATGAAATTCGTTCACAGCATTCTTCATGAAATTCCTGATGATTACGGTACGAAACAAGGTAGCGATGCAAATCTTCAGGTTTCACAATTTTTTCCTTAGGTAAATATTCTATATATGCAACTGCCCAATCAGGTAAACCTGAAAACCTGCAATTACTTTTAAAACTTCTAGTAACAAATTTCTGTACAGGAGGTTTACGTACAGAAGATTTATAAGGAGATAGTTCAACAGGAATTGAACCTGTATATGTATAAACAAAATCTCTTGTATCAAGTTTATCTAAATTGAAATAAGATTTTAAAGGCTTTTGTATTATTGATAAATCAGGTGGGTTTAACAATACATCTACTCTCGGAGCCCTTAGGGCATGTTTCAAATCATTAGAAATAATCTTCACAAAATCTGCTGGTACAGATTGATTAAATGAGTTAAGATAAAGTTTAAGTGACTTACTTTCAACAATAGACTCTGATGTACTATCATAGATAATGCGTATCTGAGATGTAGTCGGTTTACCTGTAGATGTAAGAGTTGAAAACTCATATGCATTCCATATGTCCACACCCTCCAATGGAAATGCATCAACATTATATCCAATACTTTTACGTACAGGTCCTCTGTTAATTGAATACAACAAAGAAGGTGTATATGTAGAAATATAATTCGTATTTGCACCTAAACCAGATTCCTGTGCTTGTAATATCTCAAGTATCTTATCCAGATCTTTTTGTGCTTCTTTATATGAAATAGTGTTAGAAAGTAATGAAAATACTTTCTTTAAACCACACTTTAAACATAAGCACTCAATCCAGTTTTCCCATAACTTATCATAAATCCAAAAAGCAATTTCATTCTCAGTATACTTATCAAGTATTCTAAGATCTACAGTTGAGATTAGTTTTGCTAGTCCTTGTTTACTATACTTATAAAAAGGAATAAAAGATGTGCGAATACTAGCACCACAGTGCTTACACTTATACCCTTGTTTTCTTAGTGCTTTATACTTAGCATCCATACTATACACCTCTATCTTGAAAAATCAGATATACGTTTTAAACTTAAAAGAAACTCATTTCTTGTTTCTTGTTCTATAAAACATCCATGTATCTCAGATGTAATACATGTTGAATTTACCTGTTGTGATCCACGGCATTGAATACAATTGTGAATACCCCTCACAATTACAATACACCCTTTAGGTTTTACATATTCAACAAATGTATTAATAATTTCTTTTGTAAAGGTTTCCTGTAGCATAGGTTGCTGTGCAAGTATTGTAATAAACCGACTTACTTTAGATAACCCTATTGCAGTTTCTTCTGGTACATAACCAAAATCAATTGAATACTTTACAGGTAAGAAATGGTGAGGACATAACGAGAAGCATGTAATATCAGTCTGCGTCACAATTCCTTGATATGTAGTAGGAAATGATTTAGCAAAAATATCCTTAAGTTCTTTATCTCTGCCTAATCCTTGACACATTTCTACATACATCTTTGCAATACGGTGTGGTGTTTCTATAAAATTAGGGTCGGATAAATTTAGTGTAGGAAATATCTCAGCTAATCCTTCTAATAATAATTTTGAACCCTGCTCCATCTTTGAAAAACCTTTTAAATCTAAATATTTTTTGTATGGCATATTAAACACTCCTTACTTTTGTAGTTGCACGTTTGATTGATGTAACTTCAGATGCAAAATTATCAATAATCTTTCTACCTATAAACTCAACTAGATTTCTATCTAAAAAACTCTCATTTGATTCAGTTACATTATTCTGAATTTCATACATTTCCTTAAGGCTTATGATTTTAAGTGGCATATTTGGTGTAGGTAGGATATTAACAGCCGTATGAATAAGACCTGAAAAGGTATTACCTGTTGCTATAGATACACTGAGTTTATATAAATCTTTATCATTAGGGTTCTTATACATTAAATCATCACCTAATTGAATAAGTCGTGTACCGAATACACCAAGATTATCTAGCACATCTTTGATAATTGTTACAAGCTTGCGCTGGTATAGAACAGTTGTTTCAAGATTAATATGGAATAATTCTACAATAAAGTTTAATGCAAGAGTTGATTTAATATAATCACATTGTAAGACATCTTCCATATCTACCATGTGTGTGGATACATCCATTGCGCCTATAAATGCTATAATGCAGTCACCTGGTTCATTAGTTTGTTCATAACACCACAAACTTCTTAATTGACGACCATCATAAGGGAGTGTATGTGGTAAAAAACATGTTTGCATTACTAATCTCCTTACACTCAAGTTTACTTATTTAATATATCAGAAGTGGTCTTTATTTCAAGAGGATCATGTAATCCTGCTAATTTAAACCCTTCGCTTCTACTTTGACAAGAAGCACACTGCATACAAGGTCGTTTGGTTCCTTTATAACATGTCCATGTATGTTCAAAAGGTACTTTAAGTTTAGCACCTAATTTAATAATCTCTGTCTTAGATAATTGTAGTAAGGGCGCATAAATAATAAATTTTGTATCTGTAGATTTACTGCCAAGGTTAATTGTTTTTTCTACAGAATCCAAAAATACATTTCTACAATCTCTGTATACAGCATAATCACTGTTATTTGTCCCAATTAAAATAAATAATTCCTTTGGATTTCTAAAATATGTATCTCCGAAAGCAGCAGCGAGTGTAAGAAGAAATGTGTTTCTAAAAGGTACAATGGAATTTTCCGCATTTTTTAAACGCCGTTTGTTCCCAGTCACAAGTAAATCAGATTTTACAACAGATGTTAAGTCAAACGTTATCTCATAGAAAGGAACTTTTAACAACTTACATTGACGCTTTGCACAAGCATATTCTTTTTTGTTATGGTTAGAACCATAATGTATATATAGACCAATAACATTCATTTGAAATACCTTAACAGCCTGGTGTAGTACAACAGTAGAATCAATTCCGCCAGAAAGTACAACAACAGCTTTCTTCCCAGCTAATTTTTTACTTGCAACTTTTTCATGTTTATTCATATATTTTCTCCTTTATGATAAAATTATATAAACCATTCTGCATACGCAGTAGGTGTTTCATATAAAGTAACTTTGCAACATTGAAGACCGTATTGTTTTAATGCTAAATCAAGCTGTTTACCAATCCACACAACAAGATTTTCACATGTAGGTGGCTGTGGTAATTCAGGATTATCATTTAAAAATGTATGATCTAGTTTTTGTATGATATGCTTATCTACAATTTCTTTCAAAACAGAAAAGTTAATTAGCATACCATTTTCAGGAATAGTATTTGAATCATCTAAAGCACACACAGTTACACGAAGAATTGCATTATGTCCATGAACATTTGTACAGTGGCCATATAGATCTTTGTTTACTGAATCAGAGTACTTCTCACAGTATAACTTGTGTCCGTACGAAAAAGAAAATTCTTTAGTGATTGTAATCATAATAATCCCCCTGTTATTATATTTTAAGATTTGTCATTTGATGAAACAACAAATGCTGAAACAACTAGAAAATATGAATAATCTGGATGGTAGAAACCGATCGGCTTCTCATTACTATCACCTAGATAAATTATTGTATTAATATTTTCTCCTTCAGAAAGTTGTGATATAATCGAAGATACATCACTTAAACTTAAACATGTTGAAAACTTAGCTTGTAATGGTTCTGTAATACTTATAACAGGTACTTCCTCACAGCCTTTTCTCGAATTAGAAGTTGTAACTGTTTCAAATAGCATATAATCATCAGATTCAATACTGATTGATAGGAGTGAGCGCATAGTTAAATCAACAAATGGCGTAAGTAATCTTATAACAGATTTTAAATCACTTGTAAGTAACGCAACCTGTTGACTATATGATTTTGTTGCATCAAGCACAGGCATAAAGTTTGGAAATTGTGAAACATCTTTGATACTAGTGAGTATCCATATTGATACAGTACTATCTGGAATTGTAGTATAAAACACTATATGATAAGTGTACAATTGCAGTGTAAGAGATAAATCTAACGAATCAAGTAGTTTAATAACTCGTTCAGGAAGAAAAAAAGGAGAAGGTACCACGCGTTTAACACTATCATCTAATGTTAAATGTGCAAGTAACCTACTGTTAGTTGAACAGATACAAGAATTATCAATATAACAACCACTAAGAAACGCCCTTGCTGAATCTTTAGCAGAAGCAGGTAACAAAAGATCTGTTATTTTAGATAAAAGTGATTTATTTAAAACTAAAAACCCTCTTGTTTCTTGTGATTGTATTAACTGTTGAATATCTGGCATATATGTAGAAGAATTAAAATAAGTAAGTTCATACTTCGTTCTATTACCTTTCTTAACGCCATAATCAATCTCAAGACAAGTGTTAGTAAAGATAAACTTTACCTCATTTGAAGGTAATGAAGAAATGAAATTAACTAATACTTCTAGTTCAACAAATACTGTAAAACCATTTTCCAAAACTTGTTGATCATATACTTGTAATGAAGTATATGGAACTTTTTCGATCTTGCAAATTTCTGAACCATTTTCTGTAGTAAAAACAAATTCTTGAGTGTTATATGATATCTGAATATGATTATGTAATGTATTTAATGAACCTATATCAGTAACACCAAATATAGATGCGATTTTTAAACATCGTTGCAAGATTGCAGTGTTAAAAGAAACTTCCAGTAACCGATTAGTGGTCACTTTACATGTACTCATATATCCTCCTACTGAATATTATTTCTCCCATCTATCTGAAATTGATACATCCGCCTTAAGATCAATTGTAATCTTTGGCAAATCTATTGTCATGTGTTCAACAAGTTTTTGTGCAACTTCTTCAACTTCGTCTTCTTTACACTCAACTAGTATACAGTCATGAACTATACCTACTTGTAGTGCATCATGACCAGATTTATCTAGATAGGCTTGATTTTTTATCAAGCCAAAACCTGTGCAATCTGATGCAGTACCTTGTATTGGAGTATTCACAGCTTGTCGCAATGCACGCATTTTTGTTGCAGTATCACTACTGAAAACACTAGGTAAGTACCTTCTTCTACCATGCACAGTTTCAACATATCCATGCTTTTGACAAAATCGCATTATATCATCAATCCATCTTTTTACATCTGGATATGATTGATAAAATCTATTAATAAATTCAGTTGCACGATCTAAATCAATATTCAAACTTGTTGCTAATGAGTTAGCAGACATTTGGTACACAACACCAAAATTAATAGAGTTGTGACTGATGAAACCTGCTGTATTGTAATGATTACCTTCTGGTACAAATAAATCGTATACTTGTTGTTTAGTTTCTTGCAATGATTCTACCTTCATAATCATATAATCTAGATATTGATTAACTTTATAATATTGAATACCTTTATTACATTTAATATCACTCATCTTCTTTCTTTCAGTAGAAATAACATGCATTTCTTCAATAACTTGTTCAATATCGTCAATTTGAAATTTCAATACGAAAGAATTAGTTGATTTAGTTTCAAATGAAGAAGCAATTCCAAAATTAAGTAATAACAGTAATTGAATATCTTTAAGCAATTGGGGTTCTATATGTATAAGACATCTAGCTTCACTATTCCATAAACTATACATAACTATTTCAAGAAATGCTGCACAGGATTGTTTATCAATACGAAATACAAACTCAGGTATCTTACTTTCTTGTAATACTTCTAAAACCTCAAGTAATGTATAAAATGTTTTATCATATGCAAATGATACAACATAACCATGTGACTTTTTATAATAAGAAAGAAACCCTTTTAATCCTGCTGCATTCAAATACTTTAAGAATAATTCATATATAGTCTTATCTTTTGCTTCAAAAATCACCTGTAAGTTCTTATTTACTAAAACACCATGTGTAAAAATAAAACCTAGAATACACGATTCAGCTATTCCTATTGTAGAAAATGCAGTAGAAAACATGGGAGGAATAACTCTACTATTGTGATTAATTTCCATAGAAACAACAACATTGTTAGAATAGTTAGGAACACATCCCTGCAATACAACTTTATCTTCTACAGTTAATTCTTGTAATTCTTTATCTATAAGTTGTTTTGTTAATGCATCTATTACATAGATTTTATGTGTCCGACTACCTGTTAAAGTAAAACCATTTTCAAGTGTTACAGTTATACAATCAACAAGACCACCATTATAAAACTGTGCTGCTTTTACAAATCTACCATCTGGATGTATGACATTGACATTTTGTATATCAACAAACTGCTCGGGTTGTCCTGGAGTAGTACAGATATCTTCTATACGTAGAAAACCTGATTCAACAGGAATTCTAGTACCTTGTGCTACACACTTTGCTGTAGTACGTAGTTCTTGATGCTTTGTATCAGATTTGTTAAATTTTTCAACTGGTATGCCAAACATATTACAAGCTGTCAACGTGTGAAAGTCTACATCAGATTTAAATGCGGCCTGCATCTTTTTATCTCCACTAACCATTGCAAGTATTCTAAGTTCCATCTGACTCAGGTCAGCTGCAATCAGTTTATAACCAGGTCTTGCCACAATCATATTTCGTATCTTATTATCTCTTGGAACATTTTGTAGATTAGGATTAGCACAACTTAAACGCCCCGTAGCAGTTGTATGTTGTAAATACTGTGGATGTATGCGTTGTGTTAATGGATGTATAAGTTTTTTAAATCCTTCAAGATAAGTTGTTGTTTGTTTTCGCAACAAACGATATTCTAATATTAAGTTAACTAAAGGTAATTGTGATTTTTCTGATAACAAATGTAATGCTTCCTCATCAGTTGAAGGTGCGCCAGAAGGTGTTTTCTTTACTACAGGTAACTTTAACGTCTTATATAATAAATCTCGTAATTGTGTAGATGAATCAATATTAATATCCTTCCTTGTATGCTTTTTAAATTCTTTTACTATCTCCTCAATACGAGTGTTATTTTCTTTAATACAATTTTCTATATATTCAAGATCTACCATAATACCATTTTCTTCAAGACGCATAAGTGCGTATGTGTAAGGTATAATAAGATTATAATATACATCTTCTTTCTGTTCTTGTTTTATCATTTGATTAAGCTTTTGATAACATCTATATGTTACATCAGCATCCATTGCAGAATAATACTGTAATGGAGTTAGGCCTAAACTATCTACTTTACTTTTAAACATTTTATAAGGCATGTTAGATATTTGTAATAGTTTCTCTGAGTATTGCAGATCAACCTGATTTTCTTTCTTTGAAATTATTGGGTTACTTTCTTTTGTATCTCGTACTAAAACCCGTTTAGGAGTTTGTCCAATATTTAAAAGTTTTTTTCTTGATTCTTCCCTTTCTAGGTCAAGTGTATTGATATCCGAAAATTTTACCATAATACTTTCAATAACTTCTTCTATGTAAGCGGAATCATGATCTGTGCAATCAATTACATAATCCTGTTTTATATAAGTTTCTTGCTGAGGTGTACTAGATCCTTGAACTGCACTTTCATTTGTCTGTTGTATTTCATTAGATAAATTTGTTTCATGCTCAGTTTCTTCAGTTTTTTCTCTAGCTTGTTTTGTGCGTTTCTTTTGAAATTCTCCTATACCATGTTCTAAAATATCTTTGTAGCCACCTTCTTTAGTAAATATATATGACATTGTATCTAGTTTATATAGTGATGTATCGGCTCCTTCAAACTGCATCGTCAGCAAGTGATAAGCAAGCATTGTATCAAATCTAAATCCTTTTACATCGAAACCACACCCATGTAAGAACTTGATGTCAAATTTCCCATTATGAAATATTTTTGTAATCTTTTCGTCAGCAAGTATCTGAGAAAAAAGATTAAGGTGGGGTAACATATTAGCCCATTCAATATGTACCCCTTCACCTTCTTTTATACATAGTGAAATATCCGTAATCTTGTCAATTAAAAAATCTAATCCTGTTGTTTCTAAGTCAATTGCTACCACATTTGATTTCTTTACTTGTTCTAGATATTTCTGTATTTCATATGTATGTGACAATGTTTTAGGTTGTGATGGTATATATCTACATAACGGTTTTCCAAGTGTATCTTGCACAAGTGCTAGGTCACTATAAAATTCTTCATAATACATTGAATCTGAATGTCGTAACAAGAATGCAGGGTGATATGTAGCAACAACATATGCATTTAGATAACTAGCATAATATACTCTACCCCGTGCTAAGTTTTGTTGTAATTTAAGTGGAAGTAACTGTCTCAATGCAACATTACCTAGTGCCAAGATAACTTTAGGTTGCATTTCTTGTATAATTTCATATGTAAAAGGTTTACAGGATTGTATTTCAAGTTGTGTTGGTGTACGATTACCTCCTTTTTCATCGATTGGCCTGCATTTCACAGCATTAGTAATAAAGTAATCAATATTCATTTGATCTAATGCTTCATTCAATATTTTTCCTGCTGCCCCGATAAATGGAGTACCTTGCTCATCTTCATTTCTACCTGGGGCTTCACCAACAATTAGTAATTTAGAATGTAAATTTCCCCTACCCCTAATACAAGGGTTCTTTGCAGTTTTGTATAACCTGCATTTCTCACAAAATGTAGTTAGTATCATATACAATAACTACTCCGATTTAATGTAAGGATTTTGTAACTCTATGCACTCTAAATCTTCGCGTGAGAAAAAAATATTCCTAACACGTAAACCTTCTTCTAATCGTTTCCATTCAAAGTTAGGACCTGGACAAAAACTTTTTGGTTTATTAGAGTACTTCCTACCATTGTAGTTGTGACTAACTATACGGGTAATAGTAGGAAATGTAGGTAATAAGTAATCAAACAACAACCATATCAACTGATCATATTGTCGATCAAGATAAGGTACACCATTTACTTTATGAGGATTTTCTAATTCAATTCCAACTGTTTCTGAATCATGCTTACCTGATGAAGAATGGTAAAACCATTTATCCAACGGCTCAATCTGCCTTATCATATCAATATCGTATTCTATTAAGAAATGGAATAATGCAATACCTTTTATATATTCCTCCCTTCTACCTCCATCTCGTACAAACTCATATGTGCCTAAACCAGCAGTCCCATGTATTACAACTTCTGTAATCGGTATATCAATCACTTTACCCGTCCATGACATTGTTTGTCGTGGAAAGCCCGGATGCCATTTCTTACGTATTGCTATATCTTCTACTATTTCATATTTCTGTGATGAGTTTATATTCTTGTTTTCTTTCATATAAGTATCTCCTTGTTAAATTAATATATCATTTAAGCATTCTGATACAACAGTAAGTTTATAATATTGTGCAGCCCTTAAAAATCTTCCGTAATGGCTTGACTCAAAAGGTTGCTTCTCGATGCAAGGATAGTAAGAAAAGATCTTATTTTCTAAGAAAAGTTTAGCTATGTTTCCTATACCATGAGGCTTGAGTAGTTCAATCGTATCTGAAAACCATGATTTAGCATCATATGAAACAAGCATATCTTTCTCACAAAGATCTGTAATATTAAAGTAATTACGTTGAAAATAATAATTAATTTTTGCAGAACATTCCTTAGAATCAATTGGAAGAGATTCTATAAATGGCAATAAAAATGATTTAGCCTTAAGCAAAAACCTTTCATATCGTTCTTCTGGATTATCCCCATGATAGAAAGAAGAACTATACTTGCAAAATATTTTTCCAAGATACAGAAGAGCAGCTTGTGTTTTCTCAACGTTATCTACTTTAATAATATCACCTCCTCTCTTGAATGACCATCTTAACGAGGGTATATCTGGTAACGAATATACAGAAGCATGCCCAAGTGGGGGCAGAAATGTAAAAAGATACTTTAAAAAAGATGAAGCTACTTTACCTCCTTGTACAACTCTTACTTTGTTATAATAATCATATGTACCAATAAAATTACAATGTGAATATGTATCTGCAATCACATGAGAAACAATACCAAGTAGATATGGATCATTAAATGCAAGAGCATATTCAACAATATTTTGTGCAACAGTCCCTTCTGGTACTATATGTAAATCTTTAGAATCAGGTAGAAAGTGAAAAAGAAGTGTGGTTTCCATTCCTGTATCTTGTGGAATTATTTTTCTAACTTGATATGCTTTGTATCCTGTAGCAATTTGTTTTAATATACGGCCATCATTAAATCGTAGTGGAAAATCAAGATAATGGTCATCAACATATTGAGAACAGTTTGCAATAATATAACTGTCCTCTGGAGTAATCCCTGCCATTCTAGCTATAACATATACTAAATCAAAATGAAATTCTGGTCTCATAAGAAATCTCCTTTACTAGATTAGATGTTACTTATACAGTAGCTGTTAATTTGTTTTATCAATAATTTTCTGTAGATGGTTGTGTATTGAATGCAACTTATACGAATAGTTATCAAGACTTTGTACTACACACTTTAATAATCCTAACTTATACTTTTCCTTTGAGAGTCTATCTTGATATGATTTATATTCATCTTCAAACTCAGAAATAATTAAATTATTTATTGTAGTGGCTGTACGTTGTAATTTTTTTGTACCTTTAAAGTTTCCATCTTTATCTATAACATTTTCAGTAACGGATTCTAACAATATATATTTTTTAGCATACCATCTTTCAAACTCATCCTCTAGAAGTTGCACAACTTTGGATTGAGATTCATACATACAACCATAAATCAAAAGCTTTTGTGGAATCTTACTAACTTCTTCTAAGATGATTTGATCATCATATAAGTCAGTAATAGAGAGTGTAGTAGCTTCAAATACAAACTCCTCTTCTGGTAATTCCTCATACGAGTAATTTTCTCTAAATACTTTTATACGTTCTTTAATAACACCAAACTGCTCTAGTAATCTTAAAAAACTTGCATCTGTTGTTGTAGATTGACTATTAGAAGAGATAAGTTTTCGTGTTTTCATAATTTCTCCTTACGTTATACATATAAATATATCAAAAAATATAAAAATTCAATAAGATAATTTGTTATAATACAAATGATTGATATAAATATGTTATATAGAAATTTAAAAGAAATAAAAGGAAATACTATGCTAACCTTATCAAGTCTTAAACGTATCCAATCTTTGATGGAAGAATATAATTTATTGTTTGATTGTTGGGATATTGAAGAACTATACATAAACTTAGGATATCCCTCACTTACTCCAGGAGATAGAGAAACATACTTTGTTCTAAAAAAGCTTGCAAAGCAAAAAAATAATACTAAAATACGAACATGTGTTATATCTGTAGAATATCTAGCACTTATGCTTAATACATCTGAAGAAGGACAAATATCAAGATTAAAAAATCTTAAACGTGAAGGCCTTATAGAAAGTAGTAAACGTATATATAACTATAATATGTATTATTTACCTGTAGTAAAACCAACTAAGTCTTTTGCTAAATGTATTATTCACATGATACGCAAAAAACGTATTGAATCCTTAATGCTTGAATATAAGAAAACAAAATCAGTTGAAAGTAAGTTACAGTTATCACAAGTATTATTAACACAACTACAACGCTATAAAAAATATAAAGACTTTAAAACTGTAAAGACTAAAATTGAAAGTATACTACACATCAAGAAACAAAGAAAGCAAACCAATCAGATTCAAAAACAACAAAATAATAAGATTGTTAGAATATCCTAAATCTCATGCCTCAATGGTGTAACTAGATCCGCATGCGTAATAATAAATAGATTTGGTCTAGGTAAGTAACAATAAATGTCGTCACCACTAATACGATGTATAATACCTATCTCATCTTCAACTAGAACAAACATGTTAGGCTGTAAATCAGAAATATTTGCTTTACTAAAATTTTTAATTTCTTGTAAGTAAAATGTATGTATAGGAAATAAGCTATTTCTGTTTGAAAAATAAACAAAGCCTAAACCAGAATCTCTATAAACATTTACAAGAAAACCGACACTACCCTCAAACAAAGGTTGTTGCAAGAAGTTAGAGTAAGAGACAATAATGTCAAAAGGTAGCATAACTGGAATAATAAATTTCTTCCAATCTACATCTGTAAAACTTGCTTTTCCAACTTTAACTCGATTTTTTGTTTTCAAGTGAGCTACTGTTTGAGTAATAGATGTATTTAAAACTGAATCTGCATAAATAGGAATTGCAAAGAAGTTTGCATATAATAGCTCTTTTCTTTGTTGAATCTCTTCCGGTGTTCCATACAAGGGTAAACCTGGTGCTGTATCAGGAATTTCAGCAGCAGAACTAGGTGGTTGGCACAGTATATAACATTTGCAACCTGGGTGACTTTGTGTAAAAATTGGTGCTTGTCGTTGTGAAGAAGAAAGAAGTGCTCTTAAATCAAGTGTTAATCCATGATAATCATCGCATATATCTCGTTCAACATGAGTTTGCTCATTAAGTAACCACATCCCTGTTGTATATCCTAACGAAACTAGATATTCTAGACAAGGAAGTGAATTATCATTTTTAAAATTAAATACAATTGAAGTTACTCGAGGCTGTTGTAATTCATCAGGCCTATACTGTTTGGTAGAGGGTACTTCTGGTTGCTGCTCAAATGTTAGCAAACCTTCATCAGTGACAAACTCACGACCACCTAACTCCTGTGTTTGTATATCCTCAGGAGTTAGCTGTATTGTAGAAGTTAAATCTTTAGTTACAGAACCAGTAAGCCAATCTGAAACAGTATTCCAAACCTTTTGTAAGTTCATTATTGTTCTTTTATATCATTCTCTTCAGTTACTGGTACTACACCAGAATTCGCAATGATTTCTAGAACAGAATTAACAGCCCGCTCTCTTTCTCCTTCAGGAATCAGATAAAGCACAACTCCCAGCAATCGAATAAGATCAATTGTTGATACAGGTTGATTGCTATTAACTCTGATATCTGAATCATCTAGAAATTCCACAGTAATTACTGTATGTTTTGTTTTCATCTCTTTCACTCCTTTACAGAAGACTTTCAGCATTGGTATACTCACACCCACCACAGTATTTACAATACTTATTAGGTGTTTTTGAAAACCGCTCTTTCTTAATGTTCTCTATAGTACTTAAAAATGTATTAAAACATTCTTCTAAGTTAAGTTCTGATGTAGATATGTAATCAGCTTTGTTTTGCTTAACATATCGTAACCCTACTTCTTTAACTGGTAACTTGTATTTCCTTTGTAATGCAATTGTATACATCGAAAGTTGTAGATTATTTTCTAAAGAATACTGCGTTTCTCCTAGTTTATTATCATACACTTTCAACCCTTCACCACGTACAAACAATACAATGTCAGCCCTTCCTGTAAAGATAAAATCACCAAAATCTTGTGTAAGATCTAACTCAACACCAAAGGGTTTTTCTAAACCATATGTTTTTAAATATTCTCTTAAGTAATTACGAAGAGCTATCTTTTGTAGATTCTCTTCTGCAAGAGAAGGATAGTTAAGAAACTTCCATGTTTCTTGTTTTGCCAATGTAAACTTCTCCTTAAGTTGTTTTGGTACCCAGAAAGTGGAACATAAAACATCAATATCCTCTTCTGTTATATTATTATATATATCACTATTATAGTAAATTTCTTCAAGAATATCAGAAAAACTTAATCCTAATTGTAAATGATATGAGATGCGGTCTGGTAATGTTTTAGTTATATAACGTAGATAATACTTATAAGGACATTCTAGATATAATTGTATCTTTGATACAGAGAAGGTTGGTTTAATCATTAACGTTAGCCTCTCTCAAGTAGCTGTTTGATTGTAACAAGAATTCGAAGATAACCATACCTTGTTGCAAACTTATATAATAGATTTTCGTCAGAAAAATTAAAAGATGACATCAACTTCTCGAATTCAGTTTGAAGCTCTGATTTTTCAAAAGTTTTTCTTCTTAGAAGTTTTAATATATTTGCATCTGTAACAACTTTTTGTAAAGCTATATCTATATCAGATAACTGTTCTTCAATATAAGACTTAAATTGTTTTAACTGATGCGGTTGTAATGTTTTCAAGTAATCATACAAAATCATAAAGTCAATGCTCTCTTTTCTAACTTCTTCTATATCTTTAGCTATCTTATCTAAGAAAGGTTGGGCTTTCTCTTTTGCTATTTCAACAACTTTAAGCATATCTTCATATGAAATATGCTTAGGAGGTTTTAACCATTGTTGTTTAAAAACTGAGTAAAGAGAATCAAACTTTCGGTAGTTAAGATTTTTTGAATCATCTTGTGATATAAAAAAAGGATCAAGTCTGTGATACGTACGCGGAACTTCTACATTTAAAATTCTATTACGACCTAATTCTGTTAGAAATGAACTTATATCTTTAGTATTAACTAACTCAGGTACATATGTAAGTAACTGCTCAAGTGAGTAAATGATTTTAATATCAAAGTCAGAATACTTCGTATAAAAGTATGAAGCAAGTGAAGAAGCAATTAGTATATCCTTAACAACCACCCCTTTAATATATGGTTTAGGCACACTAAGTAGTTGGTTGAAAAAATCATCAACTTTAGAAAGCAAGAAATTTTCAACATCTTTTTTTAGTAGCAGCGTTGATAAATCCCAGATCTCAGGTGACAGTGTTTCTTGTTGATAATCAATTATGCTCATTCTTAGTTGCTACCTTTAACAATCTTTATAATCTCTTTTGCAGCATTTATAAGGTCTGTTTCAGGAATAGAACCTTTTAGATACTTAAACAATATGCTTGAAATAGTTTTCTTTACTTCTTCAATAATTTTTTCTTCATCTTTCATTTTTTATCTCCTTGTTGTTAGATTGAATATGCTACATATGTAACAGGTTTATGCAAATCTACAGTATAGATAGGAAGAAGTGCTTCTTTTCCATTAGGAAAGAAACATATCTCACAGGCTACATATTTTAATGGATATTCTGTAGTATCAATTACTTCAGGTTTATTTTGTGTACTAAAGAAAGATCGTTTTAATGAAGTTTCTGGTAAATCATATTGTGCACACAACATAGTGATAATATCATCTTTCTGATACTTTGTACCACTTTGAGCCTCCACAGAAGCAAGATGGTCAACAAATCTTGAAAAAGGATAAACTACATAAAATTTCTTAGCTGAAGCTTCTTTTTTAATACGGGAGTTAAAAATTTTAGGAGTGTTGCCCATACCTTTGTAAGGATCAATATCACTTCTATCATAATCTACTAATCTACCAAATGCTAAAGGTTTGCGTAAGTATGCTTCCTCCTTCCTATCAACTACATATAAAAGGTCAATTGGAAGTATCTGAGAGCCTCCTTCATCCCATTTTACCTCAATAGTAAAGCCATCTTTCTTAAGATTAATAATCTTACCAAGTTTACCTGTTAATCTTGACCTGACAGTTAATCCAATCTCTGCTTCTTTCTTACTAAGAAAGAGTTCTTTTAGATCTTCTTTCTTTATAGATTTGAGCAAATCCCATACTTCTTCACTTGCACATATGAATCTTCTGTTTTGTCTATAAAAATTTACAGCTTTATGTATCTTATATTCATCATTTGCATGTAACAAAAGAGATTTAAGTTCTGCTAAAATTGCTCGCTCTTTCATTGTAATCCTCACTTATATAGTATAATATAGCTTAGTGTTCCTTGTTGGTGTTTATTATGATGTATACCTCTATATATAATTATATCATCAAAGTTGAAATTCTTAACCTCAAAATCTTGTTCTTTTTTCTTCTGCTGAAATAATACTTGATAAATGAATAGATCAGTAAGCTTTTCACTCGTTGAGGCACAATATACCATATCCTTAATTTTCACTATTATAGACAAATAACTTAGTAACGCGTATAACTCTCCTTTTATTTTAGAATCTTGTATAAGTGAGGTGTTTATGTCTTCTAGAGCTGTTTGCAACGCATACTCTGCATCACCTTTTAGTAAAAGTACATTAGGATGATAGAATAACCATGTATATACTTCTTCTACTGTGAATGGAGGAGATTGTAGTTGAAAAAACTCACCACAACTTATACATACATCAGTATCTGTAAATTTATTTGCGTATAATATCTGCTCAAGCATATCAATCTGAGAATAAACATGAGAGATGATAAATACTGTATTGTAACCAGACCATATAGGATTATGTATATAATTATGAAAATTATTAAGTAACATAGTTACTCTCATACAAAAATATACGCTTTGCCCGCACCTGAAATTCCACCTGGGTTAGCATAATACGCACCTATAATTGCTACGTTTCCTGAAATTGAGACAGAGCAGCCGAAGAAGTCATTCGTTGCTTTGTCAGAAGCTATCAAAATAGCTTCCTGTATCCACGAGGTTCCATTGTATCTAAAAATGTAGGCTTTGCCCGCATGTGAAATTCCACCTGGGCTAGCAAAATACGCACCCACAATTGCTACATTTCCTGAAATTGAGACAGAGCAGCCAAAGTAGTCAGTTGCTGCTTTATCAGAAGCTGTCAAAATAGCTTCCTGTATCCACGAGGTTCCATTGTATCTAAAAATGTAGGCTTTGCCTGCAGCTGAAATTCCACCTGGGTCAGCAATAATCGCACCTACAATTGCTACATTTCCTGAAATTGAGACAGAGTTGCCAAACTGGTCATACGCTGCTTTGTCAGAAGCTGTCAAAATAGCTTCCTGTATCCATGAGGTTCCATTGTATCTAAAAATGTAAGCTTTGCCCGCATTTGAAAGTCCACCTGTGTCAGCAAGATACGAACCTATAATTGCTACGTTTCCTGAAATTGAGACAGAGTAGCCGAAGTTGTCATACTCTGCTTTGTCAGAAGCTGTCAAGATTTGAAACTCACTGTTTGGAACTGCATTAATGTTGAAACTCACTGCACTTGACCATTGTGAATACCTGTTATTTGAATCTTTATATCTGACTCTAATATAATA